TTCATTTTTGAATAGTTTGTAATTATACCATAGAGTTCCCCCTACAGTATATTCAACAACCCATTGTTTTTCATCGGTAAAAATGAGCCATAAACTACCACTATGATTGTATTGGTCAACACCTTCAATCATTTGGTCAAACATCCCAAAGATAAGTTTATCTAATTTTTTTCCTGATGGATTTTTCATTTTAATATCCTACCCCTGTATCGTTAGTAAATTCTACACCATTTTCTTTTGCAAACTCTGAAACAAGTTCTTCAACAACATCTTGATCCATATATCCGTAGTCAATTGATCGACCGTATACTCTAATTTCATCGTCAGACCATATAACTCGTCCGCCACCACGAACTTTCCATTCCTTTAACTCAGGTTCCTTTTCTCTGAATTTATTTCTAACATCTTCGTGGAACTCTCCCGGTCCTGAACGAAATACAAACTCACCATCTTTTTCTAAGATGATACATTTGTTAACTCTGCCGTTTTCAATAATAACTTTTTCCATTTTATTTCAATTTTTTGATTGTGTAATTTCCACAGATAATTGTTGGTACTCCTGGTGTATTATCAATACCAGGTCGGTTGTTAAACATAATACAACCATCACCCGTTTTGGTATAAAAATTTGCGTAGTGAGCCACACCACTATTATCCATGATGAGGTATTTGTAATCACAATCACAAGAACAAGATGTGATTATCGTAACTACCACTAAGAGTAAAATTAGTTTTTTCATAACACAAAGATATAAATAATATTCTGTTTGAACAATGGGTATTTATACTAATTCTTTTGTTCAAAGTAAAAAACCACAGGATTTTGTTTGACTTCAATTAACCCATAATCTTTGGCTAACCTGAAGTTTGGTGTGTCTCTCTCCAATCTATCTATTGAAGTTTGTACGATTTGTCTGAACTTCTCTAATGTATATGTACTTTTCCACTTATTACAACGAGAACAAGAAGGAAGTAGGTTATTCATGTCATCGGTTCCCCTCTCAACTCCCCATCCTTGAAGTGTTGTGTCGTCATCATTTCGGTATAATGGTTTAATGTGATCCACTTGCATTTGTTTAATACTAATCTCATCACCACAATAAGCACAATGTCCACCACACTTATCGTAAACCTCATGTCTATTGATTTTCATTATCCAAATAATATCTTTCAAAGATACTAATGTTTTCCATACCTACCTCTAATATATGATCCAATACATCATCAACACTTAATTCCTCATTTAAGAATTTATTCAACTTAAAAATTAATTCCTCTGAAAGTGCCGTCTTGTCCTCCAATAAGTGATGTGTCTGATCTGTAATTTCAAATGGAATTTCATACTTAACTAACACGTCATCCACCCGTTGTTTTAATTTATCCTCAAAGAAGAATGTATCATAAGATCCGTCTTCAAGATCATCAGAATCATTCACACCATCTAATGTAAGTTTGATTGCCCATCTTCTTTCATTCTCATCCATTTTATCCCATATCCTTACGGCAAGTTCTTCTGTTTTGAAGGGGTATGTGTAACGAAGTATTTTGTATTTTTTTAAGTCTATCATTTTGTAATACTTGAATGCTCAACTTGTTTAATTTTGGCGAAGTAGTTTTTAGTAATCTCCTCTTTAGTCTCACAATATTCTCCTTTAATTACAAAGTCAAATACCACCTCAATACCTTCTTTGAGGAAGTTTTGAGTTTCGGTTTTTTTAGACCATTTTTGAGTTTCAGGACAAAGCGGGTAAAGTTTTTCATCTTTTTCATTCTTCACCATCCATTCACCAAGTGTTTGTGTTAAATATCCTGTCATGACTCTAAATATTTTTCTCTTATTTCTTTATTCTTGTAACTAATCACGTCACGTAAATGATGTCCAATAGTATAAAGAATACCACTATCTACTTTATTTCTAACCATTTGTTTTTCAAAATTCCAAACTAAAACTCTTACAGAACGAATTTGTTCATATGTCTCACAAGAGTCAATAACTTTCTCAATCCATTTTTGAACGTCTCCGTAGTGTGTGCTTCTTTTTTCCATAACTCAAATATAATAAAACTATATTAAATAAAAAACCCCTCCGATTAAGAAGGGGTTATTTTTTTAGTTCTTTATGTTAAGGAAGGTTCCTGATCCTCCCGCCACAGTTTTAGGAAGTTCCCCATTCCAAGCTTGGGCTTTTATATATTCAATGTACAGAGGTGATAACTGAGTCTGTTTGATCTTGATTGCAAGTGCCGCTGCCTGTGCGTTGATGATCGTTTCCGCTGAGTCAGCTCGTGCCACCGCAACTTTTCGTTTACCTTCTGCAATTGCCGCCAACGCTTGTTGTTCGGATGCTTCAGCTTGTTGGATCGCCTTTGTCTTATTGATAATTGATTCTTGTAATGCGTCTGGTGGTACGATATTAGTTCGTAGTTGAGATACATTAAACCACTTAGATAAACGATTATTACACTCAATAACGATTGCGTTTTCAAATGCTTGTCGGTGATTAAATATACTATCTACTTCCCAAGTGTTTGCTACGTCATTTACCGCTCCGATGATTGCGTTTTTCAACCATCCTTGTTCCACTTCTTGAATTGGTTTTCTTAAATTAACGAACATATCCCCAATCGCATCTTCTCGTAAAGAGTAGTTGAATGTTGGTTTGATCGTTGCGGAGAATCCGCCTTTAAGGATCACACCTTGATCTTCATACTCAATGTGTTGTTGGTAAGTTGGGAACTCCAATACTTGTTCCGTCCAAGTGTTAAATAAAACCCATCCTGTTTTATACTGGTAACTTGACACACCACGCTGATTACCAATTAAGTTAATCTTTAAACCTTTGTGTCCTGCATCAATCTTCTCAATTGCGTAAGGTTGCATTGCAGATAGAATCAAACCTGTAATGAAAAGAATTAATGGTTTCATAAGCCATGATACTTGGAACTTTTGTACCGTGTCATTCCATCGGTTAGTTGTTTCAACATACATTTTGTCTCGTGTTTTTAATGCGATGAGACCAGCCGCGATTGTAAATCCTAAAAAAATTAATGTACTAATCATTTTTCTCTCTTTTTAAATAATTGTAAATAAAGTTAACTACGAGTTTTATAATATAAATTGTACTAACCAAAACTCCCAACGTTAGGACAATTTGAACTTCTTTCGCAACCTCTCTACTAAAGATATATTCTGAGAATAAGCCTATGAGATAAAGATTGATAAGTGACAGGATGGTGACTCCCCACCATTTTGTTGTTAAACTTTTAATCATAATATTAACTTTTATATTGTTTAATCAAGTAATCATCAAGGTTCATGAACTCCCAACTCTTACCTACGTGTTTTTGATAATAACCCCTTAACTTTGCGCTATTTAAACCATACTTTCTATCATGACCCAATCGATCTTCAACATAGTTAAACTGAACTTCTTTGTTTAAGATTTCTCCAATCTTAGTTATAATTTTCAAATTAGTCAACCTAACACCAGTCCCTATATTCATAACTTGGTTAACCACCTCATCATCAAACATTAGATCACAGATCACTCTTACATTATCGTAAACATACATCCACTCTCTAACTTGTAACCCATCACCATAAACAGGAATCGGTTTGTCCTCCTTGATTGATCTTGCAATTGTCGGTAAAAACTTTTCGTCAAACTGATGTTCACCAAAGTTATTACAGGTTCTTGTAATTAAGTAAGGTAATCCGTAGGTTCTATTTGCCGATAACACCAACATGTCGGATGCCGCCTTTGTTGCCGAATAGTAAGAACTTGCTTTTAGTTCGTCTTTTTCAGTTGCTATATGGTTGATTGCGAAGTGTTCCGCCATATCACCATAGACCTCGTCAGTTGAAATGTGAATGAACTTCTTTAGTTTCTTATTTTTTCTTGCAATCTCCAACAAGTTGAATGTTCCCTCAACATTTGTTTTAACAAATGGTAACCCGTTTGATATTGAATTATCTACGTGTGATTCTGCCGCGAAGTGAACGAGGTAATCAAACTCACCAAGGTCATCTTCTGTTACATCACAAATGTCTTTGTGTAAAAAAGAAACATCATGTTTGATATTTTCTCTTCTACCGGCATAAGTCAGTTTATCAACACAAAGAACATCACATTCAAAGTTATCTAATAGGTAATTTATAAACGCGGAACCTATAAAACCCGCACCCCCTGTAACTACTACTCTCATATTAATCCCACCAATAGGCTAATCTTTCCCCTAAAATTCGGAAAAGAAGTTTATTTGCTTTATTATGATTATAGTGTGAAACTAATAAACATAAACGCTTTTTATCATCTTGCTCACCATGTTCTTTAACAACCGCACGAACTGAGGACGGATATTTTGTTAGGAACTCATCGTATTTTTCCCACTTTTCTTCAAAATCAATTGATTTTAATTTAGGGTTATCAGGAACATCGTTGAATATCATATCATTATCCCAATAATCCATACATTCCAAATTGTAATATTCTTCTTTTACTCTTTCAAGTAAATTAAGTGCTAACGTCATATCACGATTGTCCGATTCGATTCTTGTGTGTCGGTTCGCATTAACAAGTTCTTTTCTTTGGAACTCAATTTTCTTTTGTAAGATCTTTAAGATGAAGTGTCCGTCCCAATCTCTGTCGTACCAAATAGTAGGAAACCATTTGATGAGGTTATTACAACTGGTTAGAAAATTTCTAATTCTCCAGTGTAACATTCCGAATAATGTTTTTCTTTCCCAAGCAGTGTCTTCAGGAATTGGTAGTTGTTTGTATGTTTTCATCGTAGTGTGTCTATATCAAAAGGTGGATAAATATCAACTCTACTACCGTTACTATTGAAGTAGTAAAGTGTGTCGGCATTAAAATTAATGGTGTCGGTAAACCAAACCGCATTGTGTAATTTAACCGGTGTTGAGTCAGGCATAATTACTCTACCGCTAATTCGGTATTTGTAATCATGACTCTCACAAGATGTGATTACCAGTAAAATTAATAAACTAAATAGTGTTTTCATATTCTTCTTTTAATTCTTCATATTCTTTCATGCAAGTTTTGAACTTACGACTCATGTGGGTCCACCCAACTATACAAACTAACCAGATAATAAAATATAAATTTATATTATACATCTGATCCCAAAAAATAAAATATATCACTTCAAATAACCATAAGAAAGTCAAAAAGCCAGATATTCTATTATAAGTTGTTGCCTCATCCAATTTGGATATCATTTCATTAAGTAGTCGTTGTTGATAATCGTTCATAGTACAAATATAATAAAATTATGGTAAATCATCAATCCATTCATTAAAATCTCTAACAGGTACTTCATTATAATCCAAAATTTCATTTTGCCAATATGAAAGTTCAGGTGTGTATGTGTCCCATTTTGGTGTCATATTTATAATTCTTGATTCATATCTTTTCTCACTCACACTCATTTCATCAAATGTCGCCTGTTGTTCAATAACTTTACCACTACGGTATTTTTTAATCAACTTTGGTAATTTTAAAGTTCCAAGTTTATACATAAGGTTGATATTGGCAAGTTGGATTCTTGCAACTTGTGAAAAATCTGCCGAAGGTAATTCATTAAACTTTGCTCTTTCTTGGACATTCAATATCTCATTTTGTCTGAACTGGTATTCAACGGTAATTCTTTCATCACCATCCGTTGAACCTTTACGAATTGAAAAGATTAAACAATCAGGTCTTTCTGAATACCCACGAACACAATTTCTTTGGTGTTGGGATTCTTTTTCATAGTCCGCAGTTTTACGAAGAAGAACCGGGTAATATGTTTCACCTTCGTGTTCGATTGGTGTTTCTAAACTATCTACATCACCGTAAAATCTTTCAACCTCACCTTTTCTATATGATTGTAAAAGACGACTAAACTCCTCGTGTTCTAAATTAAAACTACTAATGTTTGTGAATTTAAATTTAACATCTTCACCAAGATTCATTAAATCTTTTTTCATCTCTAAATGGTCAATTAAAGTTCTCCATTTATAATGGTCAAAATATGGCATTAAATCCAAAATTCTATCTTTTTCTTTTGGAGTTAAAGGGACTAATGTTCTACCCAAGAAATATTGATTAAATTGTTCTTTATCTGAATAAAAACATTCATAAGACCCACCCATTTGATTCATTTCCATTGGCATTGTTTCATCACCATAGTATGGGTCAAATACTTTGTTTTCAATTTTATTAAACCTGTCTATACCTAAAATGTTATAAACCATATACAATCTATCAAAATCAATCCATTCCATTTCATTGAAAATCTGTTTAACTTTGGAACCTTTGAGTTTTAGTTTACCCATCGCGGTATCAACCAAGTTCATATCAAACTTTTTTAATTCTTTTTTAGAAAAGAATGTGCCTGTGAATTTTCTCCAATTGTTTGGGATTTTAATACCATTAACCAAATAGTAAGTTAAACTATAAAAAGACCTCATACAATCCCACTGAAAGTTTTGTGGGTTTTCAATCCCCATTCTATCCCAAATCTTTTCCAAGAAAAAATAAAGATACTGGTCCACAGCAACACTATTTTCAATTCTAATGTTTCTTAAAAAAGCTTCTATAGTGAAATATGTTGGATTCACTTTCATACTTCTTCCAATAACTTGTTTCTTTTTGGTTGAAAATGTTCCTGAATAAAACATTTTCTTTTTGAAATTGAATGTGAAATACTGTGTATTCTTTCTTTCTGTAAAGTACCTACCTCCTACTTTTCTATTTTTTTGGTGAAATTGGAACTTAATTGATATTTTATCATCACCCTCTTCTATAAACAATCTTTGTCTATCAAAATGGACTGATGCAAATGGATTTCCAAAATGCTCAACAAAGGCATCTTCAGTGTGGAATTGAGCATCAGAAAAGAACTTACCTTTATTTTTTGTTTCAACATACAAGCCTAAGATATGTCTATCTTTTTGATTTATATCGCAATAATTAAGATATAAACTAGTTCTATAGTTCTTAATCTCAACAAACTTATGAAATGTTTTACCTTCTACTTCTAACATAGAATAAAGATATAAAAAACCCCCGACTTATTCAACCGGGGGCTACATCTTTTTTCAATAAAATTTACGTCAACTTAACTATTAGCTTACCTGGGTTATTCCACACTTCGTTGTAGGTGAAATCATAATCTTTAAGATTTTTAATCACAACCTCGAGCATTGTATTACTCATTCCTGTGATTATTTCAGCCTCCCTCCTCTTTTTTTGTATCTGTTCCCAAAGGAACTGATCTAAAAGTTTAGGAACATCTGCATGTCTAACTCCGTGTAAATCAAGCGTTTTCATAAAAATGAATTTAAGATATTATGGCTTTCGCCGAAGTTAGAGATGTTCTACTCTGTATCGTAAAACATTCTCTCACTATCTTCAGTCGCCCATTTTTCATGACCTTCACAATTAAACCAGTCTTTATTCACCAAAAAGTCCGGTCTATCAGGGAATGGTTTGGTCACAAATGATGGTTCCGACCACTTAATTCTGTTGTTTGGTTGTAATGCAATTTGTCCGTTATCAAGTAGGATAATGTGGTGTGACTTGTGCTCCATCGGATCTTCGGCTAATGTTAGATCTGTATTCACGTCATTTGAACCCCAGTTTATCGTACCATAGTAACGACCGCTATACCATTTCTTATCCTTCATAAACACTTCTACAGGTGTGTCGTACACGTAAGACAAATGAAGCAATGTAAAGTTATAAGAGAAACAATTCCAAAGTTGTAAGTAATGGAATGGTAAATCAGGATTTGGTATTTTAGGTTCAGTTAACAAAGCGTGTGCGGGTAATTTATCCCTCATCACCCCATTATTCAATAGTACTTGGAACAATGCCGCTTGTCCTGGCATACACCTAACCGATATGATAACTCCCTCAGTAAGATCTCCATGTCCTTTTTTATTTTGATAAAAGTATTCGTTTCTAACCCATACTTTTAATGGGAAGAAGTTGTGTTCTATGTGTGCCATTATTTTTTATTTCTTCTTTCTATATATCTGTAAGTAATATATCCTGATAGTAACACACTTGTGATTATTAAACCCCAAAAGTGAACGTATTCTTCAATTAACATCATCATAGGCTATACTTATAAACACCCTCATCAAGTTCAACATCCATCAAACCATCGTTCTCAAGGATCTTTTCAATTTGTTCAGGGTTAAACTTTATGTTATCAGGTTCCATGAAAACCTTAAACGCTTGGTTTGAGGATAATTTATTCTCAACCACGATGTTATATATCAACTCGTTATTACATTCTAATATAGATGGGTATTGACCTCCAACGGTAACAATAACTTTATCTCCAATCTCTATCTTATCTAAAGAGACAACGTATGGTTTCTCATCAACCATAATCAATTTAACTTTTTGTTTCATTTTTTCTTCCATATATCAATAAACTATTGTAATTCCCACAGGTGTTACATCCACCGCTATGTGAGTTTTCATTATCATATTCAAAATCCGAAGAACGCATAGCAAGGATATGGGAGATTGTTTTCCAATCTTCCATATCCAATTTACTTAAATTAAGTTTAAGTTCGTTAATAACGCTTTCTTGTAGTTTTTGAATTTCTTCTGTGTTACGATTGTCGTATTCGTGAATAAATAAACTCTCACCATCTATCCTTACATCAGGACCAAAACAATCTTCAACTAATTCAATTTTTTTCATAGGTCAAACCCGTATAATCTTTGTACGGACTCCAAGTATTTTTTGAGATTTATGATTGTCATCTTGAAGTCTACTGGTGGTATCTCTCTGAACCGATCACTTGTCTTCTGATCCTCCAAAGTTTGACCACAACTCTCGTAGATGTCCTTCAAGATTTGAAGATAAATCTCCTCTTTATCATAAGTATCATTAATTTTCTTTTGGGTTACTTCACCCTCAAGATCGCGACAATACTCAATCAGTTCCTCAACCTCAGGATGATCCATTAAGGATGTGTTAGTCCTGAATATCTGGTTTATGCTCTTCATTTGTTAAAAATTTGATAATCTTTTCTTTAACTCCACTTTGTTTGATTCCTTCTCTTGATCTTGGTGTCAATACGAAATTGGTTAGACCAGGATTTTTAGCATCATCTTCACTATGTGAGAAGTACTTGGATAAAAACTCAGGACTCATATTCAAGTCATCAACCGCAACCCAATGAGTTACCTCAGGATGATTTTCTAACCAATGTCCTATCTCCATACTTCTTTCTAACTCTAACTCAGCACGAAATCTAAATGCGTTCCATTCCTTAGGGAATACGTCTTTGAATTGGTCTGTAACTGCGATTGGTCGTTTGATGATCCCCTGGCTCTCGTAGTAAACCCCAAGTTCCTCCAAGTTCGCATGTAGTCTCCAATCAGAACTTACAACGATCTCAGCACCCGTTTCTTCAAGTATCTCATTTAACACCTTAACCGCCTTATTGTCAAAGTCATCAAATCGACATTGAACTGGTCTGTTAGTGAATTCAACATCAGGGTTATCTCTTTTGAAATTTGCCCATTTCTTTGCTCGTTCACCCCAATTGTTTGAGAGGCAAATTACTCCGTCGTTATCTAAAAATAAAACTTTCATTTTATAAATTTTCTGTGTTTAAAAAAATATCCGATCGCTAAGATAAGAATAATATATATAATTCCAACCATCATAATCAAATAATAGTCATGTTTTTTAAATAAAAAAGGGGGAGTAGCGAATTCCCCCTTTCAATCGTTACCCTAACGGATAACGGCCCTAAGTCCCACTCCTAAAAGTGGGGTCTCGTAAAAAACCCCCACATTGATCGTGGGGGTCTCATATAATTTGATTCAAAGATTAAACATCGCAAAAAAGAAGTTTAAAGTTTAAGTGTAATGAAGTTTCAAAAGTTGAACATTGAGTTTGGGACCATTACATTATCAGAATCATTCACCTAACCATATGGTTTCTGAGTAAAACGATATAAGTCTAACCCTATCCTCAAATTATATTTCTGTTGTTGCGTTGAACACATCCATTTCGTCTTGGAGGTATTCAATCCTTTCTTCTAAGTTTTTGATCTTATTATTTCTAACAACCAATGAAATTTCAGAAGTTAAAACTAATTCACTTTCCATTCGGTAACGATCTCTGTTTGATTTACCTTCAGTACAATCCAACTTTTGAAGTCCTTTGATTGTCGATTTCAACTCAGACATTTCAAAAATCTTTTCAAACATCGGAGCGTTTGCTCTATGAATTTTAGATTTCAAAGCAATCAATTCATCTGTCGCTTTACTGATCTCAACCATCAATACTGTTGATGAGTATGGTCTTGGGTTACCAACCTCAACCGTATTATATTGTTGAAGTAATTTTGTATTCTCCGAAATTGATTTGATCAATTTGTTTTTTAACTTAAGTGCTTGTTTAATATTCATAATAAATCTTTTGTGTGTAAAACTATAAGTAATCTTTTTTACTTCGTCAAGCGAATTGTATCAATAGAATAATAACAATATGATTCTTCATCAATATGACAATGTTCTACTTTGATCTCATAAGAATATGCGTCGCAATTCGTTTTTGATGTTTTACATCCTGTTAGTAGAGTAAGTCCTACAATTAAAATTAATTTTTTCATTTAATAAATCTTAAATAATAAACTTCACCTAATAATAACATTGCTAGTGACGACATTGCAAACCCTAAATAATCACTCACATAAAATGTTCCTGCCATTACAAATAATAAAATTAAAAATAACGGTAAATAATAAATTCCTTTTTTCATCGTCCAAATCCTACTTTTCCTGATCCTTTAATTGATGGTGCTTTCTTCAATCCTTCGAGGTTATCCATCACTTCCTCATAGTCTCTACCCATAACGATAGTTGAAATAATTACTTCTTTCAAGTGTGAAAGTGACATTCCTTCAGTTCTATCAACCCACATATCAATATCGATATTTTTAAGGTCATTCTCTGTTAATTTGTGAAGGATGTATGCTCGTCTGATCTCATCGTTTGGAAGTTCGACTTTATATCGTCTGTCAAAACGAGATGGTCGGTTTGTAATTCGTTCCTGGAGTTTCTCAGGGTAGTTGGTAGTTGCGATGTAAACAACATCCTCAATCTGTTTAACCCCGTCCAAGATGTTTAACAGCTTACTTGTCGAATGGTTATTCTCACCAGCAATTGAGTCGATGTCCTCCAACAATACAATCAAAGGTCTTGTTTTTTCAATCTTTCTGAAGGTCGCAATAAAGTCAATAAAGTATTCAACATCCTCACCATCTTTAATGTTTAAGATGATACCATCATTTTCAATTAATTGTTTGGATATTAACTGAATGATACCTGACTTACCACAACCTGGCTCACCATACATCAGAATCCCACGCTTATGAACAAAATTATATTCTCGATATTTGTCTCTACGATCCCAAAAATTTTGGATGTCTTTAAGAATGTCCTGAATCTCGTAAGAAGGGAGTTGATATAATTCATCTGTCTTGAATGGTTGTTTTTTTATTGTGTGTTGAGATAATGATCTATTCCAAACTATCTCATAAATACCGGCAGGTACCTTATCTACCGATTTAAATGCCGGGGTAAACTCCTCATCAGGTAATGTTCCCCAACATGTTGGTGTTGCCGAATTAGTACTTTCAGATTTTTCATCATATATGTATTCGTTCATAGGAATACCTGATTTATATTCTACTTCCTCGATTCTTTCAATTTCTTCTATCAGTTCTTGCATTCTTTTTTGTGTATCACTCATCGTACTAAAATTGGGTGTATAATTATCAATATTTCTTCTTTTTTTTCTCTTATTCTTACAACTCTGTCTTTATGAAGTTTCAGAGTTTCTTTTTGGTTTTTAACTTTCAAATGTTCAAACTGAGATTTCATTTCTGTTCTCGCATCTGATTCTTTCTTGAAGTACCCGAAGTAGTCATCACAACCACCCGCTCCTCTTGTTCTATCGTATACCCCATAGATCAGGTTGTTTTCTCTATCCATTATAACTTATTGGCAATTTGTTTAATGATCTCTTGGTCTTCATTTGATAATTGGTAATGACCATCCCAAAGTTTTGTTAAATCGTTTCTGAAATCAAACTCCCCTGTTGATTCATCATCCCCTCTTACAAGTCTTCTGATTTCATGGTTTTGGTGTGTATGTAAAATACCATCATCATGTAACCATTCCGCCATTTGTCTCTTGTCACTTCTATCCATGTCATCGTAGAAGTCATCTAAATCTATGTGAATATTAACGTAAGGCATAATTTATTCTTTTTTCTAATGATAAGTAAAAAAGGTGACTCCATCAATGGGAGTCACCAACATTATTTTTCTCCCCGTAGATGAGGTAGTCCGGGTTGATAACCTTTCCAACTTTGTGACGATCACCGGTAACAGACTTAACAACAACACCTTCGTGAGGAACTTTGGTACCTTCAATGAAGTTGTTAAATACATGTTTGTCTTGATCTTCTTTAGACCAGTTACCATAGTACAATACTTCTACAGTTGGTAAACCAAGAGTTTCAAATATCACTCTTTCGTTGGAGAATGGTTGGTAAGTTCCGTCGATCTCAACATCAAATCCCGCAAACTTCATATCCTGTAAACCATACTCATAGTTCTTTTGGATTCCGTGTCCGTAGATCTCACCATAAATAACAATACCACTACCCAAATGTTGAGGAATGAAGTATCCTTTCACATACTCCCATAACTTCTCTTTGATCTTGTATTCGTCACCAATAGTTCTCCAAACATCAGTAGAATAGAAACCTTGAGAGTCAGAACCTTTCTCCACATTGTGAGATCCGTAGACCCATTCGAATTCAACCCATTTGTTACCAAAGAATTTTTTAACACGATCCAACAAAGAAAGTTTTTTCTTTCTTACAATACCATAACGAGCGTTGGTTCCGTGAAGTTTACGAGTAATAACCACTTGGTCTACTTCTGTAAATAAATCAGGAACATTCTTCATGTTAGGGAACTTGTAGTAAACATGGAAGTTAGGATTTTGGTGGTATTTGAATTTTCTACCTCCAACACTCATCTCAACCATTTTAACTGGTGGTTCGTATTTAACGATACCTAAAAGTTCCATTAAATCTTCTCCTTCTGTAAGAGTGGGGTATTTTCTTAAAGCAGGAATAGTATTCTTACTCATGATTAAACATTCAGAATATACTCCACGAAGTTTCACGGTTCTAACTCTCTGACCTTTACGAAGGTAATTAGTTACTCCAATCAAGTCAGATAACTCGACAGGGATTACCGCATCGGTAGTGGCAACAACAACTTTATCACCTACACTATATTCACCTTTCTTGGTGATTGCTTGCCAACCACCAACCATAGCAAGTTCGATGTTATCTGCCCCTTCTATTGGTCGGATCTCACCGATCACACCAACATAACATACACTATTTAAATTTTCCATTTCTTATATTCTTTTATAAAGTTATACTACGATTTCTTTCTTCTCTATCTTGGTTGAGTAATTCATTATATTTCTTCCACCTCTTCTCATTATTCTTATCAATCAGTTCGGGATTACTCTTTAATCTTTTAGCCTCTTCCAAAGCCTTGTCAAATGTGTCGAATAGGTATGGTTGGTTAGGATCAAACGATGAACCTTTAAACGAAAAACTCCAAGTATAACAATACCTTTCCCAAAAATTAAACAGATTAAACCACTTCTTTTCTCTGTAATATATACAGTAATTTCTTGATGAAAATGGTTCCACCCTAACCTGAACTTCTTTTCCCTTATATATTTTCATAGTTTAGGTTGTTTGGTTTTTATACTTTTTCAAATTCTTCTTTTACTAACTCTATTTCACTATTCAACCTGTCAAGTTCTTTTGAAATCATTTCTTTAATGGCGTCTTTACCATAAACACTAACCTCATCTTTCCTTGTGAGAAATACCTTTGATGGGTTAAACTCAATCGTCACATTTAAAGAACAAGATTCTAAAGCGGTTTCCAATTTACTCTTCTGTCTTTCCAATCTATCAAGGTTTTCTTTAACTTTTTTTGCTTGTTCAAATTTTTCTAATTCCATAACTATTTTTTTTATACGGTGTGTTCCCAAAATATTCTATCACAATCTTGAGGTAAACGGTTTATGTGTTTATAGTTGTTAATGTAACCCATCATGTTAGCCGATCCGATAGCGTTTGCTGAGTGAACAACAACTCTAACAATAGGTTTACCATCCATCCACTGATTTACCAACCACTTGGTACAATCCATACCAGTCTTTTCGGTGATGTTATCATAGTTGATTTCATAGTTTCTAACAACACCATGTAACCATTCTTTCATAGCACTATCACCCAAGTCGTGGTCAAAAGAAATTAGTTCAATATTTTCTAAACCAATTTCATTTACCTTACTCACGAACTCATCGTAAGAACGAACAACTATCCAACTTGGATCAACGGGTGTTCTTACATCATCTAAATAAATTTTTACTTTTTCCATTTTTACAAATATAATATTTTTTTTGTATTTAATTCTTTTCCTGTTATCACAAAATACACATTTTGTAATTCGTGAACATATTTCATTGGTTTAATACCACTTAACCCCTCAATACCATACAAACCTTTATGTATATGAGTTAACGATATGTCATCCGTCTCCCACCAATCAAACTCACCAATACCAGGTGCGGCGTCTTTCATCTTAATAAAATGAAGTAATTCCAAAACCTCATCCGTTATTTCAACCGGTTTGAAGTCGTCAATGTGAAGAGGTAAACCATCTTTGGTTCCAATATAAAGTCCGTTAAAGGCAATCGCTTTAACATTAGTTGGTGTTCCGAAAAGTGGGTGGGTCACAATACTACCCACCCTTAACTCATTCAATGTCATACAATCCGTCTCTTTCAGAATCCCTCATCATCTGAATTAATAATGCTTCTCTATTATACTTTCGTATTAGTTTGAAGGTCTCTGTAATATCGGTAAACTCTGATGGTGGGCTATCGAGTCTACCAGGTAGAAATATCAAAGTAAATCCGTGATTTCCGTATAATTTCTCTTTCACTTTGATACCACAAATTTCATCAATATAAACCCAAGGGAAGTTACCCTGAAGTTTAATTTCAATTCCAAGTTTTTTTAGTCTTTCTACAAATACCTTGATCTTATCACCCGTCAATTTTGTAGGATCATTTTCTCTTTCCATATAGGTTCCAAATTTTGTTTCTATTTTTTTCATCTTAATACGTATGAATGAATTACTACCACTGATTTACCGTTCATCAAGGCTCTATCAGATTGTATTTGTATATCTAACCAACCCAAGTCTTCTTTGAGTCTATTTGCTTGTACTTGGACTTCGTGTTCAGCATCTTCTTTGGTTTTGAAGAACCCAAAATATGAATCACAAGACCCTGTCTTATCACACACTCCGTAAATTATCTCTCTTTGAACCATAACATTCTAATTTTTTATCTGTAACATTCCATAAATCCTTCACACCTTCTGTCATATGACAATTATGTTTTTTACCAGTCCTACGACCGAAATCAACAATCATATCATTGTGACGATTACGAATGGAGTGTGGACATTCCTTACAGGGTTTCTTCATTTCAACTTGAGGTCTATAAGTTCCTTAGCATCTTTCAATTTATCAAATTGGTATTTTACCCCCTCGATGTTTACTTCGTAGGAATGCCATTTAGTGAACTTACTATCTCCACTTTGGAATGTTCTTGGGTCTTTTTTTCGGAAAAAATCCTTCATCTTGGATCCTTCATACTTGACGATCTCAACACCACGATATTCTCTTTTAGTTTCTTTAGTTGTCCACATGGAACAAATATAAGAAAACTTTTCTATTAAAACAAAATTATTTTTTAATTGGTAATGATCCTACAACCTCTATCGTTACCGTGGTAATACCAGATTTAATAAAGTTGAGTTGTTTTGCGGTACCATAGGAGAGATCAATGATATGTCTTGAGGATTTAGGTAATCTATCGTTAATTTTAACATACCTAACAGAGTCGTTCTTAAGGTTTGTAACCCTAACTAATGAACCAAACTTATAAGTCTTGTGAGCTGCAAATAAACTATCTCTGTGGAATCGTTCTCCTGACGCAGTTAATCTACCTGTATAGTTTTGACCGTAGTAAGATGCCGTACCTTTTTGACTTTCACTTTGAGTGAATGAGAACATTATGATTAATGTTATTAGTAATATTATTTTTCTCATATCAATAATATAGAGAAAAATAACAACTAAATAAAGGTTAACGCTTATACCTTATCTCAGTCTCTATTTTTCTTTTACCGTATTTTTTCTCCATTAATTGTTGGTGAAGTTCCCAATTAATAATTGATTCCGATACTTGTACATCGTCTTGAGCCATAGCATATAATTTAGAAATTCGTTTCAATATTTTGTTTGCGGTGTAATTTAAATTCTCGATTTCAGATTTGAAGAACTCTATCGGTTTGTCTCTGAATTTAGTAATGTAGTTGAAGAACTTCTTTCTAACGTCACCTATGTCACCTTTCATGGGGTCAACGGGTTGTCCCATCATTTGTCTTAATTGGTTTTCTAATTCTTCTCTACGATTAGTAGTCATATCCATAAAAATCTCCATCTTGTTGTTAACTAAGTTGATGTACACCAACTCTAAGACTCTTTTGATTTTTTCGTCATCAGTCATATTTGACGTATCGTCACCGAAATGATCTAAAAGAGCATCTACTCTACCCATACTTTCTCCGATCATTCGTACGAAGTCTTCAAAGGTAAAGTTTTTAATCTCTTGTAATTCTTGGTAAACTCTGTTGTTAGTTAAGAACTTATAAAATTGTGACTTGGTTACATTATTAAGTCTCATTTCAGAAGCAATTTCAACCGGTCTAACCAAGTTTTCCGTCATGTGAGCATAATACAAATACCTCATAAATTTATGATCTATCGCAGGTATACCAAAATTACCATATCGTTGTGTAGTTTGATATTCAGCATCACGACCTATTAAATCTAACTCTTTAACTTGTTTGTCATACTTGTGTTTTAGTTCGTGAGCAATAGCAGGTAAGTGTTTGTCTTTTCCCTTAACATATACCCAATATAGATCCTCAGGTTCCCACTCATCACCAACAACAAAAGTAACTTCTAATTCAGCAATTACCGATGGTACAATTTTTTTCAATTTCACATCTCTATCAAAATGGAAACTCTGCCCCATTCCCATTGATAAAATCTCAGGTTTTCCGGTGTGTTGTGGGAAGTGCTCAATATTTATTGTTGTTTCAATTTCTTCAATTTTGATTTTTTTCTTACCACCTATTTCGTAATTAGGATAATTGTGAAATACATATTCATCTTCCTTTTCAGTAATTGATTTAAGGTGTAGAGAAATCATAACAAAAACCTCTTCAGCAATATTAAGAATTGAGTCAGGAACACCTAAAGCCTCAGTAATTAATCGTAATTGATTTTCAGTAATAAGAATGTTTTTCATACTAATAAATATGTTGGAGTTGTAATTTAACCTACAACCCCAACTAAATCATCCATGTGGTGATCATTACTCATATCTGAACCAATCTCACGACGATCCATCATATGAACAATCTCCGTAATTTTATATGGTTGCATATTATTACCATCCATACCAACATCTAATCGTTTTCCATTACCCCACTTATTCTGAGCGGATAAGTGAACATGTCCGTGAAGATGGATGACACCTTTATTAAGACCATGCCAACTCTGTAATGGGTAATGACATAAGACAAAGTTTTCATCATCTATGTTTACCTCCAAATAATTTTGGACTGACATGAATCGGTCTTTAATAAATGATCTGTCATTTTTAATGTGGTGATCATGGTTACCTAAAACCAAGTAGATGTTTTTACAGATCAAACGATCTAAAAACTGCTCTAATTTATCAAACCCACCAAAAGCAACATCACCCAAGTGAATTAAGGTATCGTCCTGACCAACCTTTGAGTTGATGTTGTTTATGATCGCAGCATCCATTTCATCAAGGTCTTGGAAATCTCGTGTTGAACTTACCGGTATTTTACCGTCTTGTGTACGCCAGTTTGTAACTCCACGACAAATATTTTTGTGATGGTAGTGAGTATCAGATGTGATCCACACAATACCACTTGTCATTAATTTATCAAATTTCATCATAATTTTATTTCAAAACGCTCACGCATTTTAGTTAATACTTCTTCAGGAACATTGTGTTCATTCACTCCACCGTGTCTATTTTCCACTATGATTGAAAATACTCTGTACTCGTTTAGTTCTGCCATTTTGAAGTATGGTTCCATTTCCCACTCCTGTGTGAATGTGTTTGACACAACAATAGTCTCATTCAGACCCGCAGTGTTGTTCATGATCATCGCAGTGTTCACACTATCTTGACACCACTTATGAGCTTCTTTGATTTTAAACATATCATATTTGTACTCGCCGTCTTTCATAAAAAACATGTCGGCCTCAAAATGTGTTCCACCTAAAGATTTTGCGAATGTTGATTTACCACTACCAGGTATACCACGAACTATGTATAATGTTTTCATACCACAAAGGTAAGAAAAAAAACGGCATAAAAAAAGGGAGATAATTCTCCCTTATGTTTTTTTTTTCAATTTGATTATACATCAAGACCTAAATGTTGTTTAATCGCCTGTATTGTTTTTGGGCCGGATATACCATCAACCTTAAGCCCGGCATTAAAGTGTTTGTTCAATCTGTTTTGGATGTCCGTAACCTCTTGTTTACTTTGTTCATTCAAGATCGCACTTTCAATCATATAATCTTTTATCTTTCTATATTGGTCTTCAGTTATCTGTATTTTTTTCATTTTTTTGTTTTTTAAAATTTTATAATCCACTATACATATCGGCAGTTACATTAACTAATTGGGTTTCTGCTTCATTACCCTGACCAAATGGATTTACCACATCATCATCAGGGAACTTCTGTTGGATTGCATTCGCTACGGTTTGGTAGTCAAATGGGTATGTTTGCCCATTACCACCTCCACCACCGGTATAAACAGTGCCATCAGAACTTTCTGAATCAGTACCATCAGGTGATGTTTCTGTTTTCGATCCTTTTTTCAATATTTCACATTTTTTCTGTAGGAACTCTCTGAATGGTTTGTCGGTATAATAAGTGAATGTTTTCTGACCAGCAGGTATGGTTTGATTTGTTGTGGGATCAATTACAGGTAATATGTTTTTTGCTGAAAATTTACCAGTTCCGCAATTATACCAAACATTTAAATCAGTTTTATTATCACTCAAGAACGTAGCCTTCAGTGTTGCGCCGTTTTTTTCAGGATAAAAGTTCATCGTTGATTGTTTCAACACCTTCAAAACCGCTTTGTTGTTACTAGCATACAACTTATGTTCACTTCCTAAAGTATATTTAGTACTGTTTGGGGTGTTGTTATCAGATGTTCCTTTTCCTCCACCTGCGTTATTCTTACTTGGTTTTCCAGCACAATACCATTTTATAACACTTGTGAGTTTGTCATTCACCTCATATTCCGAACCATTAACTTGATCAGTTGTTAAGGTCATTATTTGAGGTCGTTTACAATCAAATCTAAAATTACTACCACCCCCTTCTTTTACTTTAACTTCACCTTCAACATAATATTTATTACTTTGCGTAACCTTGAAGGAACTAGTATTAAGGTTTTTTTTAAGGACTCCAGAATTATATCCGTCTCTTTTTATTAAAGTTAGTTTATAAGACTCTTCATTGATTAAGTTTCTACTCTCTTTTAATACTGCCGATTTATGTAGTGACAATATTCTTTGGGTTTCCCCTTCTATCAAATTTAACTTTCGCATCATTTATTACAATTCAGAATAAATTTTATCATCTACAGTAATTCTTTGTACTTCTTGTTCACCACCTTGTCCAAATGGATTAATAACGTCAACATCTTGAGGTACATCTTGTTGGTTGGTATTGTTATTGTTGTTGTTGTTATCACCGCCTCCACCACCAGTAACAATAGGTGTTGGTTTAGGTGGTCCTGTTTGAGTTCCTGTAAGTTTTGCGAAATGTAAATTTTTATTAGTTGCCGGACAATATTTGTATTTTCTAATTCTAGTTTTGTCACCTTCTAATTCACGATATCTCTCAAGAGTAATTTGTGTATACCCATCATCAGTGAAACTTTTAATAATATCTTTACAATCAGTTTTTACCGGTGTTGGTGGTATTACTTTAGTATTTTTAGCTAATCTTTTTAATGGTACTAAAACATATTTTGTCCACTCTTCATTCGCATCTAAATCACCGTCTAAAGCGGTAAATAATGTTTCACCATTAATGTTGTAATATATGTATGAAACATTACAAAAATCCACAAGTGTATCACAACTAGAAATCGCTCGTTGTAGGTCCTCTAAATTTGTCCATCCCCACCCTGAAAGTGCTTTTCTAATATCACCAGCAATCGCTTGTAATCTTGCCTTTGATTTTGTTGGTTTTGTAAACATTTTCTTATCGGTACGACATTTTACAAGTGTTTTCTTAACAATTTGTTGAGGATTTCCATCTGCGTTCGCAACATAACCAACAATACTACCACCAACAGCACCTATCACAGCACCAATCGCAGCACCGGCAGGTCCACCAACCATAAACCCTACTCCTGCACCAGCAGCGGCACCTCCACCAGCACCCGCAGCGGTCCAACCACCAAGATCTGTATCGAGTTCATCTACCTCTTGTCTTTCTTCATTAATTTTTTTCTTATGTAGTGAAAGAATCCTTTTAGATTCTTCTTCAGTTAATACAAATTTATTTTTCATATTATATTTTTCTTAATAAATATGTCAAAAATAAAAAAAGGTGAGAAAACTCTCACCTTAATTTTAGGCCCGACATTGAATGTCGTCTACTCCACCACTTTGTTTTGATAGAACAAAGAAACTAAATTTTTGTAATCCAAAGTTTAACCTTTCGACTTGAGTTAAATATATCATAAAAATCTAACCCGTCAACCTTTCCTGAAACAATATTATAATTAAATAAACTTCCACCAATATTACCCCAAGCCGTATCATACAAACTCAATTTATATGTTGTTGGTGTCACACCCAAGTTATACTTGCTTGGGTACCCATTGAACTTGTAGTCGTCGGAATCAACGAAAACTAAAGTATCTGATCGGTTCTCGTAGACCATGTCAGTGTTTAACACTTTAGTGATTACCCAAGTCTGTCCCGCTAAGGATAGTGTACTATCAACCAACGTGGGATTGGTAATTATCGGTGTTGAGGGATTTGGTTGTTGTGGTTTAGGCTCTTGTTTTACACAAGAACTCAAAAAAAGAACACTCATCAAAATACTTACAAATACTTTCATCATACTAAACTTTCAATTTTGTTTCTAACTTGTTCACTAACACTAATCTCACTGACATTCGTCAAGACCACAGACTCTTTCAATATCTTATGTGGAATGTGTACCAAGAAGGTATTACCATCGAAGTAAGAAAGGTCCTCACCAACGTTCAAAGCTCCGTCAACCATTTTCAAGAAGATCTTGAATTGGATTGGGTCAACAAAAGACTCGGTAAGTAAGTTACCGAATTTCTCATTCATAATTCTAATGGTGTGGTTGAAGGTTGTCTTGATCATCTGTGATTTATTTCTACAAAGATAGTAAATCTTTTGACTCCAAAAAACTATTTGAGGACTTTTTTCAAAATATCATATAATTCTTTTGTGTTCTTTTGTTTTGGTATGTCTTCTCTATTAAAATATTTACAAGACGTGTGTTCTTTACCGTGGGTTGCGGTTTCCAAGTCAGCACTTTTTTTATCTTTTGTTTCTTGTAAAAAAACGAACATCATCCCCGTTTTTAAACCATCTTCATTTTTAGTATCAATTATACCAACCAAATCAAGATCTGTGGTAAGTTCAATATTTGTTTCTTCATGAACTTCTCTGATTGCCGCTTGACCTGGTGATTCACCATTTTCAATACCACCACCCGGTATTGACCAATGGTTAGGTAAAGACTCTTTTGGTGATCGTTTACAAAGTAAAACCTCATCACCATGTTTAATAATAACACCAGCACTTCTTCTAAACTTCTTCATAGATATTTATAAATATGGATGTAAAAATAAATGATAACCTTTTTAATGTTAAACCTGTATTAACATCTAAGGATATACAAAATGGAATGATGGGTAAAAAGTTTGATGGAACTTTTGATGGTATGTTATTTTTAATGGAAAATGGACCACACTCATTTTGGATGAAAAATTGTATAGTCCATTTAGACATTATTTTTATTGATGGTAACCAAATCACCAAGATACATCATAATTGTAAACCATGTCATGCTGAAGATTGTGAGACTTACAAAGGTAATGGTGATATTGTTTTAGAATTACCTGGTGGCGATTGTAAAAAATACGATATCAAAGAAGGTGATCTTATTGATCTTCAACCTTAACCTTATGTTTTTCATCCGCAAACGCTTGAACTCTGCCTCTTGCAATATCCGCGTAGTTTGGTGATAACTCAATACCTAACCATCTACGGTCTAATATCTCAGCAGCAACTAAACTAGTTCCTGACCCTGCAAATGGATCTAATACAACATCGTTCTTGTAGGATAATATCTTGATCGCCTTTGTTGGTATGTCCATCGAGAAGGTAGCCTTGGTGAGAGATTTAGTGTCAGCGAAATAATTCCACTGACCAAAAACAAGTTCCATAAACTCTTTTTTATTATTCTCACTGTATACCATTTTATTTCTTTTCGTACCATCTTCATTTTCAATTTCAGTTAATTCTCCAGTCCACTCAGGTTGACCTTTGACCTTTTTAATGTGGTGTTTTTTGTATGCCAAAATAACACATTCTTTTGGGTTGTAGATGTATGGACTTGACGGACTCATCCAAGAACCCCAAGCTGTTGTCTTACTTCTATGTGGTGATTGTTCTTCCAAATCAACAATCCCAAAGAACCCATAACCAATCTCTTGCATGATTCTCCACATCTCAGCAACAAAGAATATACGACCACCTTTTTTCTGACGATTAATCTCATAAGGAATATTCAACGCAATTCGTCCATCGTCCTTTAGTAATCTATATGCCTCCGACATCCAATTTTTTGCGAACTCTTTATACTCATTGAACTCCACGTCGTCTTCGTGAACATCATACGCAATACCCACCCCATAAGGAGGTGATGTAACGATTAGATCTACCGATCCTTCTGGTAATGTCTTCATCACCTCAACGCAATCTCCGTTGATAATCTTCCCTGTCTCTATCATTATTTTTCTATATTTAAATTTTCTAAAAAATCCCAAACCTCATTTGAAAACTCTTCGTAGAGATCTCCATCTTCGTCGTCTGATAGATCAATCACATATTCATCAAGACAATTATCAACAATTATTTCGTGTAATTCTCCAAGTGTTTGTTCGTCATTTTTTAATTCACCATACTTCTCTTGAATATGATTTTTTTGTTTTTCTGTTAATTCCATAATTTATACTCCTGCGGTTAAATGGAAATAATATCCTTTACTGGACATATCTCCGAATGATTTATAGATATTATATTCTTTATCATCATAGAGAATATCTGTGACAATTTCAACTCTACATCCAATGTCGAAACTTTTAAATCTTAATTTTTCAATATCAAAATCTTCTTCAAGTGGGATATCATATACAACGTGATCACCCTTCACATAATCTTCAATGATAAGGTATTTGTCTTCATCACAATAGATCTCCTCAAAATCACATTTTTCTGGATCAAACTTATCTGTTTCATAAACAAGATTACCTTCCTCATCTTCCACTTTGACGTACATTGAATTAAAGTATGGTCCTAACATACTTTCGTTTGGACAATCAAAATAACTTTCGGCATCCAATATTCCACAAACTTCATCGTGTTCTAACTCATCATGTTCAACACCCTTTTCTCTAAAGACCTCGTATTGATCGTCGTTAATTTTGAAGGGGTAGACTTCAGCACCTTTTCCCCCTAAGGTAATTTTATAGTATCTCATTCAGCAATAAATTTTACAATTGAATATGTTAACAAAATTATTATAAGTAAGGCTGCGAATCCTGCAACAATTCGCATCCCCATGTATGTTCTCTCAACTTGTTCTTTTGATCTGCCTTGATTTTCTTCTGGTTTAAATTCTTCTCCCATGTTTAAATTATATTCGCGATTATTTGAGCCAACTTATACCCTGTAAATGCTCCGATTGCCGCGGAACCTGGAAGAACTATGAATTTACCTAACATAGTCTCATATTTCTTCCTGTTTACAATATATGAAATTAATATGTAATAGACAATATAGTTTACCAAAACTAAAAAGTCCAGTTCTTTTGACGCAAACACAACAATGGAATTACCAAGAAACCCCCACATAAAGTTAATGAGGGTTTCACGGATTAATTCATTCGGTGTAGTGATCGCGTCTAAGACACTGATCTCTTTATCGAGACCTGTTTTCTTCAAGGGTTTCGATGTGGTGTTGGAGGTACCAGAGGGCTTTTCTGAGGTCCTCAAGTTCTTTGTCTTTTCCTTTCTTTCCTGCACGACTTATATATTTTACTGTGTTTCCTAAACTAAACCCCAATTCCCAAGCATCAATCACTTTGATGGCTTCGTATGGGTTATTTTGTCCTCCGTAATGTTGGGGGTGATTTACTTGTTCTTTTTCAGGTGGTGGCGGTGGATTCCTATGTCCCGGCATGTTGTTTACTTGTTCCATTATTCCTCTTCTCTATATTCACTTAATAACTCATCGTTAGTTATAGTACCATATTTACCACTAAGACCATCCATATCAACAAAAGAAGTCATCATATTTTTCATCTCATAGATCTGTTGAGTGGTATCTAAAGACTTAACAATTTCTCTAATTATTTTATATGGATCGGCATTTGATCCTGGTCTACGATCTTCAACATAACCTTTCCATTCTTTTGCCGTTTCTTGAGGAACACGAATTGACGCTCCACGATCTGATACCCCCCAACTGAACTTATCTATCGATTGAGTTTCATATTCACCAGTCAAACGAAGGTTGTTGTTAGATCCGTAAGCCTTGATATGGTCTTGATGTCTTGATTCAAATGCATTAAACAACGCCATAAAATATTCTTCGCCACCGTCAAGTCTCATCGTGTCCGTTGAAAAGTTTGTGTGGAGTCCTGATCCATTCCACTCACCATGTTGTAATGGTTTAGGGTGAATGTCAATATGGTATCCATATTTTTCCGCTGTCTTAAATAGGAAGTATCGGGTCATCCAAAGGTCATCACCACCTTTAAGTTTACCTTTTGAGAATACCTGATATTCCCACTGACCCAAGGCAACCTCAGCATTTGTTCCAGTAATATCAATTCCGTGTCTTAAACACATATCTGTGTGTTCCTCAACAAACTCACGACCAACAACATTATGCCCTACCCCACAGTAGTATTCACCTTGAAATAGGTTATGTCTCTTGTGTCCTAACACATTACCATTAATTTCCTCACGAATGAAATATTCTTGTTCAAAACCAAACCATAAGTCCTCAAACCCTTCACCAATTTGTGATCGTTTGTTTGATTCGTGTGGTGTTCCATCAGGATTCAATACTTCACACAACACATATACCGTGGATAAGATCTCAGAAACATAATGTCTAACAGGTTTCAATAAACGATCAGAGTTTCCTGTTACCGCTTGATTTGTGGATGATCCATCAAAGTTCCACATCGGGAATTGTCCGTCAAGGAATGCATTTTTAACTGACTCATATTCAACAATTTTTACCTTACTTCTAAGATTTGGTTCTGGCTTATACCCATCAAGCCATACATATTCTAACTTAATTTTCATTTCATTTTATTTATTATGGTTATTATTTCTTCTTTGGTGAAACCTTCAATATACATCCTATAAACTTTGCGTGAAAAATCGTCGGTGCAAATAATCGCATCGGCGTCTAAATAGGAGAAAAGATTATTAAGATTAAGTAAAATGTTTTCTTTCTTAAGGAATCTTTTATTAAAACTCATTTTATTCTGTTTCTTGGTTTTCTTCTTGGATTTTTGTTTGAGAGATAAGACCAGCGATTCGTCGTTTGAATAAAGGTAAAAGTGTTTCGTCTATTGGAAAAATTCCGTTTGATGACATTTGAAACACAGGTCCCATTCGCTTATCTTTACTATCATACGTAGAAAAATTAGTAATAATTTTTGGTATGGTCAACTCTTCCAACTCATCAGAATAAATTAAATTAATATTTGTCATTCTTTGTGGGTTTGTTCTTGTTTCTTTTTTAATAAGATATTCCCAAACGTATGTTTTTTTAGTTGTGGATTCGGTATAAAAGAAATAACCCTTTGGGTGTAAAATATTCTTTTTATTTCTTTTAATTTTCATATCCAAAGAATCAAATACAATAGTCCAAACTGATTTTGCGACGTTGAAGTATTCCATTATTCTTGGTGCTGAGAATGATAATATGTCTCTGAACTCAGTCATTTCATCTCGAGTCATTTCAGGTATTGATTTGACTTTCAAATCTTTAACCATGATCTCGTCGTCGATATTATTTAATTTCTTTTCGGTGTAAACAATTTTACCATCTCTCATCAAGGCTTGGACATTCATGAGGTGTAATGATAATTCAATGAACCCTGGATATAATTCTAACTTATCCAGTTTTTCTCCCATTTTTTGAAAATATGAAAGGAGTTTGTATTCTTTATACTCTCGATCGATTGGTTTTTCAAACATCCAATCGGTGTTCATTAAAAATTCTATTTTCTTTTTCTTTGTCATTATATAATAAAAAAGTAAGTCAAAGATGTTAACAAATAAAGACCTAACTTACTCTCATCACATAATAGTCTTCTCCATCTACTTGAGCAAGATCGGCATCACCATCATATGAGTTTAATAAATTACCATAACCATCCGCATCCACCACTTCTTGAGTAACTTTATCTACATCAACAAAATCCATAATAAAATCTTTATCGAAACCATATTCATTAATAAATGTTTCAATATTATCCTCATATTCATCAACTCTTTCATCAACCATGGATTGGATATAATCTTCATCGTATTCACCTTGAGGATCTTCTTCAATATCTTCAATTATATTTTCAAATCCTTCGATTTTTTTGAGGATTATATTTTTTTGGTCTTCGGGTAAGTTTTCAGTAGTTAATTTAGTTTTAAGGTCGTTAATTGATTTTTGAAATTTGTCTACTTGTGCTTTCTGTGTTGTAGATAAAGTTAAAGGAATTTCATGTCCTTCTGGGTCCTGATAGTACACATCAGTGTGGAATTCATCTAACCATCTTCTCCAATGATCTTTATCGATTGCATTATCCCAAACCCAACTTGAGAAAGCGTCGTAACCCATGTCG